CTCAATACTCTGCATTATGTTTTTAATTAATTCATTTGGAATCTCTTTACCGATTTTTTCAATCAAGCTGGTGACGTCTTCAAATGGTATTAACGTGTTTAACAGCTTGCCAATCGCATATTGATAAGATTCTGTTCCGTCGTCAAGTGCATTAAAAATTGGTTGCATTTTTAACTCTTCATATTGGTTAACCATCCAAGCAAGTTTAGCGGTTTCATAGCCTGCACTTACATTTGACTTAAATTTGTCACTTTTGGTGTAAGTGTCAAATTGGACTGTATTTAGCATCGTCCTACAATAAACTAGTAAATCGTTCCAAGAACAATTCGGCATCATAGCCCTTCTTTTTAAATTAGCAAATAATCTGATGTTCACATTAACGTTTTTAGTGGACACTATATTTTTCTTAAGAATTGCGTCAACTACGTTCATCATTATTTGAGGCACTTGAATGGTAACGAAGTCTTGATCTGCTAACGTGTTGCTCATCCAATAATCATCCCCTTTTGTAATTGTCACCTCGAGTATTTGCATGTCGTTGATAGTCTTTTTAACGTGCACTCGAAGAAACGTGTCCTTCACTTGAATTAAATCGCCTTGATTAACTGCTTTTTCCCAACTTTCTTTTACTATAAAAGTTATTTTGCTACCTTCCACGCTTCTGTGAGTGATGTTTTGACTGTAATTAACTCTGTTTGGCCACCAAACATAGACACGTTTGTTTTTCTTAAGTATGTCCACAATTAGGTTTTCATTGTCTTGGACTATTTCCAAATTTGTGGCCAAAACATCATAATCATTATTAGTGTTGTGACTCCATTTCCCACCATCAGCTACTTCTAGTATCAATTTTGAGTACATTTCGTTTTCAGCACCCAGTTTTGAAGCATGTCGTTCAAGCATTTGTTTATACATCCCAAATTCCATTTTCTTGTTCATTTCTATATTTATACAGTTTGTTAAATTGGATTGGTAAGTATTGTCGGTGCCCATCGAATACGCACAATAGCTCGTTCTTAAATTAAGCAGTATTCTTTCGTGTGGATGTTCGTCTGTAACGCTCATCGAAAATATTACATCTGCCGCGGCGCTGCCTGCATCTGTGACGACATTGAAATTGTTGTCTCCAACTTTGTAATCGGGATACTTGTCTTGACACATTTTGGCTACTTCTCTAGGACAATAGACAACATTTCTTTTGCCTTTGAGGGCAGAAACGTCAATTTTTCCCAAACGATCCACCAAATTGGCGAAAACTTGAGTTTTCCTGGACTTGTGCCAATCAAACCCTTCAGCCATCCCTTCCAATCTGTCTTTTGAACCAACTTTTTCCATGTATTTTTTGGCTGTTAGTTTGGCCAATTGTTGCGGTCCGAGGTTTCTCTTAAGCTCGGCTATTCCTAGAATTACATATTGCACTGGATCAACATTTCTCCTAGTTATCTTAATTCGTTTTTTATCTTCAATATAACTAACTGTCGTTGCCAATCCGCCAAGGCTGGTCGAAAAATATGGATACCACTCCATGTTGTCATACCCATTAACTTTTGGCAACATGTTAAGTTGATTATGAACTTTTGTTTGCACTATTAAGTTGTCGTATTTATTATGCCACATAACTCGTTGAAAACTTACTGACCTCTCCAAGAGATCATGTACTGCAGTTGCGAACCTCTCGGAAAGTATAACATGACTCATTTCAAGATCGTCAAGTCTGTTGTCGAAAACTGACTCAAACAAATTTGTGTTAAACACTTCGCTAACTAATTCACTGTAAGGTCCTTCAACTGCCCTAGC